ACCTCTGGCCGTCAAGATATTAACTCACCTACCCCAGCAGGTTATTGCTCGCTAGAAGTAATAAATACTGATGGCACTAATTATGATTTTAGTATTAACACCGCAGTAACTATCGAAGTCAAAGATACGACTGGCGCTTATGTTTCTATCTTTGGCGGTCGCATTTCAGACTTAAGGCAAATAGTCAGAAGCGCAGGATCTAGCGCGGTAATTACTAGCCTAAGAATTACTGCGATTGGAGCTTTGGCTAGAACGCAAAGAGCAATATTTAACGGCAATTTAGCCGAAGGTTTAGACGGCGCGCAGATTACGGATTTACTAGATGAACTATTGCTATCTAGTTGGAATGAATTGCCACCAGCGGAAACTTGGGCAACTTACAATGCTACAGAAACTTGGGCGCAAGCTGGGAATATTGGCTTTGGAGAAATTGATGCTGGCGAATATACGATGGTTAGCCGTCAAATTACCGACAGCATAATCTACCCAATCATCAATCAAATTGCTAGTTCAGCTCTTGGTTATATGTATGAAGATGCTAATGGCAATATCAACTACGCGGATGCCAGCCATCGCCAAGATTATTTAATAGCCAACGGCTACACAGACTTAGACGCTTCTCACGCCATAGCTTCTGGCATTGGCATAATCCAGCGTCAAGGCGATTTAAGCAATAAAATAATTATGGACTATGGCAACAATTTTAATAGCTCCTATACGGCTCAAGATTTAGACTCTCAAGCCGAATACGGGTTATTTGCCGAGCAATTCAACAGCTATCTAAAAAATGCTTCGGATGTCGAGGATGTAGCCGATCGCCTAATTCAGCTTCGCGCTTGGCCTAGAAATACTTTCCAATCAATTACATTTGCCCTGCAATCCCCAGAGATTGATAACGCGGACCGAGATGCCCTATTAAATATATTTATGGGTCAGCCAGTCAGAATTACGAATTTGCCCCTTAACATCCTAGGTGGGGAATTTACTGGCTTTATTGAGGGCTGGACTTTCAACGCTTCCGTCTCAGGCCTCTCAGTCACTTTCTTAGCTACCCCAACAGAGTTCTCGGCCTTTGCCCAACAATGGGCTCAAGTCAATGCAGCAGAAAGCTGGAATAGTGTTCTTAATACGCTAGAATGGCAAGACGCGATAGGAGTTATTAGTTAATGCCAACAACAACAAACTATGGCTGGACAACTCCAGCTGATACGGATTTAGTCAAGGATGGCGCATCTGCCATCAGAACACTTGGCAGCGCTATTGATACGACAGTATTTAACAATGCATCAGCCGCAATTGCTAAATCTATTGTCGATGCTAAAGGCGATATTATCGCAGCAACCGCAGCAGACACAGTTGCTAGATTGGCAGTCGGAGCAAACGATACAGTTTTAACTGCTGACTCTTCAACGGCAACAGGATTGAAATGGGCAACAGTTGCTACGGGAGCTACTTTTGCGGGCTGCGCTCTATATGACTCAAATGCTACTCAATCAATAGCAAATGGCACTAATACCGCTTTGACTTGGGATACTGAATCTTTTGATGTTGGGGGTTATCACAGCACTGCCTCAAATACTTCAAGAATTACAATTCCTTCTGGCAAAGATGGCAAATATTTATTTACTGGAGCGACCTTTTATGCTGGAAATGCAACTGGCGTTAGAGTATTGAAATTCTTTAAAAACGGCAACGAATTATTTGAAAGCAATTTTAATAGGGGAGATGGAACTAATTTTACGACTTTAAACATTAGCGCTATAATTGATTTGGTAGCTACTGATTATATTGAATTGGTTACTTTACAAAATAGTGGTGGCAACTTAAATGCCTATAAGAATTCTGCGCCATTTTACGGCTGGTTCGCAGCGACATATCTAGGAGCATAAATGATTCAATTCGATAAGCCAGAAAATCTAAATGGTCTTGAATTATCTGCTGAATTAGCAGATGCCGGAATTGATCTCAAGCAATTGCCATTTATAGATGGCAACGGGTTGCTTTGGTTAGATGTAAAACCTGAGGATAAAGTAAAAGCAGCAACAATAGTCGCAGCTCATAACGGCAATATTGAACCTCAAGAAGCCACAGTAGCGGATAAACTTGCAAGCGTAGGTCTTAATATTGATGACCTCAAATTTGCATTAGGTTTATAACAATAACAATAAGTAAATGGCAAAATTATGCGCAGCAGGTATTCAACTTCGGGAGCAAATCGATGATGATTATCCTGATAGGGATCGTAAGTCTGATGGTTGGATTGCTGACGCTAGGCATCTTGCAAAAGGCACTTCTGACCACATACCAGACGCTAAGTCAGGAATCGTTAGAGCAATAGACATTGATGCTGATTTATCAGCTCACAAAGAAGAGGCTTATGCGCTCGTTGATAAGATTCGCAAGTTAGCCAAAAAGGGCGATAAGCGAATTGCTTACATTATTTTTGATGGAAAGATTATGAGCCCAATACTGGGGTGGAAACGCAGAACCTATAAAGGCCCTAATCCGCATCGTTCGCATTTCCATATTAGCTTTACAACTTTGGGAGACAAAGATGGCAGTTATTTCGAACTCGAAGGAGACACTAATGAGAGACCTAAAAAAAGCCGCCGAAAGCTGGGCCAAAGCGTTCTTAGCAGCAGCACTAGCGACCTACCTAGCGGTGGGATTCGACCCTGCTGCCATTGCAAATGCCGCTCTAGTGTCAGTCTTGCCTAGCATCATTAACTGGCTCAATCCAAATTATGAGCGTTACGGCAAAGTCCGTTAATGCCAGCGGCTGAATTGGCCACCTTAGTAGCTTCAGTCTTAGGATCAATAGCCTTACTAATTGCTGGCCTACGCTACATAATCAAATTGGAGAATATTCCAATAGTGTCGCGCCTTGATAAAATGGAGTCTCAGCTAGAATTGGCCCTAGCGAAAGGGGTCAGAAATGGCAACGCGAAAGCGCGTAAGTAAGAAGCCAGTCAAGCGTCCAAAGAGACGCAGGACTACTAAAGAAACCCCATTAACAAAGCTTGATTTCTGGGCTATTGCTGCCAATGAAGTTTATAAAGCTTGCCGTAGAGCTGGGATGGATGAAGGAACTGCACTTGCCTTTGCTATGGATCGTAGCTCTTATCCTGATTGGATAGTCCCTGCCGATGACCCAATTAAGAAGATTGGTTGGGAAGATGGAGAAGAGGACAACTAATCTACTTCCGAGAGGTTGAGCTCTTCGAGGCTCTCAAGTCGCTATACCCAGACTTGACGCCTTTATCAGCGACCGACCGAGCAGATGGCATTACCCATAACGCCTATATCGAGCTTAAATGCCGTAGGACTCATTATGATACTTTGCTTATCGAAAAGAAAAAGTGGGATTATCTGGCCGATATAAGGGCTAGGACGGGCGCTAAGACCCTTTACATTAACTCGACACCTAAAGGGATATACCAGTTCGATTTAGGGGCTCTAATCGAGCCTGAATGGGTATTAAAGCGGTTGCCTATAACCACCGATTTTGCTAATAAAGCGACCAACGAAAGACTGGCTGGCTATCTTGATATTCGCCACGCCGACTTATTGCTGGTCTAAATAGATTTAATCAAATACATTTAGCCCGTTAATCCATTTACGGATTACAGAACGGGAGCAAAATGGTAAATAAAGTAGCTCTTATTCGATTTGACTCGCAAGCTGGTGCTTGGACTGATGAGACAAATTGGGTTAAGGGATCAATAATCAGACGATTCGCTAAAGAGCGGATGGGTAAGAAGCAGCTAAGAGGCCGTTTATCTAAGGCTGAAATCTCTGCATATTGGCTCGATAAATATGGGGTGAGTGCAGATGTTGCCTAATTTATCTGATGAAGCAGTAGTAGGAATAATCATTGGAGTTCCATTTATCGGCCTTTATATCTGGAGTCTAGTTACTTCAGCCAAAGCCAAAGCTTTTAATGAAGGCTATAAGAGAGGCAGGTCAAGTGTCCGATACACAGAAATCGTTAAGTGAATGGCTTGAAGAAGCTGGTGCTACCTTATTCGACCGAGGGATTGAGTATGGAGACCCGAGGCACAATTTTCTACGCATTTACAAAATCGCGAGAGCACTCGGTATTCAGCTCAGAGACCCATCTGAATTGGCACTTATTGCTATTGCAACAAAACTCTCAAGAATGGTGGAAAGTCCAGAGCGCGAGGATTCGTATCTCGATCTCATTGGATACGCCGCTATCTTGGGTCGATGCAGATTTTCTACTCCAGAAGATTGGGACGACATTGAGTCTGACTCGCAATCATAATCAAAATCAATACTGCGACTACTGCAAATATCGCTGGGGAGCAAATAAGAACGGCTGGGATTTAAGAGCTATGACTCCAGCAGTTTGGAAAGTCCAAAGCGAGACACCGCTTCGCAAAGCACAGGTTAGGTTCTATTGCCAGCCTTGCGCCGATGAAGCACAGAACTGGCCAGATGGCACATTTTATTCATTAAAAGAACAGTTAGACGATGCGATAAGTAATTTCGCAGGGAGAGAGAAGTTAAATGTCGAATTACCTTGATGATTATGTTTCAGTTCAAGACCGATTAAAGGAGTTTATAAATGCTTATCCAGATTATAGAATCAAGACTCATATCTTGGCGGAGTCGCTTGTGGCTAATTGTGATGTCTATATCATTAAAACTGAGTTATATCGCACTGAAGCTGACGCACATCCTTGGACTACAGGTTTATCCAGTGAGTCTAAATCCAAGCAATATGCACTCGAGCTTGCGGAAACTGGATCGTTGGGACGCGCACTTAACCTCGCTGGATACTTCGCTAAGACTAAACCGAGCCCAAAGAAGGCAATTGAAACGACTAAGCCAGCTCTTGCGGAATTCATAAAAGAGCAACGCCCCAATGATCCTGAGCCAATTGTCTGGGATGTAAGTGCAATCGCAAATCAATTAGGTGCTGAGATAATTGATGAGATACCGCTCTGCTCTGGTGGCGATGGACCAATGGTGCTAAAGACTGGCACTAAAGAAGGCAAAGAATATAGGGGCTGGGTATGTCCAACACCTAAATCTGGTCATCCTGCTAAGTGGATGCGTATTGGTTCAGATGGGCATTGGGTCTTTCAAAAATGAAGCAAGATGTTTATCCATTTATCTGCTCAAATTGCAAGCT